GTTGTGCCTACTAGAAAGTCTATACTAACTTTACAATCACCATTATTAATAGTGTTTACCATTTGTTCTTTTTTAATAATTCTAAATGGTCTATTAAATAATACAAAACATAAGGCGTCTAATAAAGTAGATTTACCAGAACCATTTTTTCCTATTATTAGATTTGTAGGGTATTCATCTAATTTAATTGTAATTGGCGTATTACCTGTCGATAAAAAGTTTTGCCATGATATAGATTTAAATTTTATCATTCTTGTGCTTCTTTGTATAGATTATTAATAAATTCTTTTAACTTTGCTCTATCTAAGTCTGTTTCTATTTGTTCAACATAATTACCTAAGAATGTAAGTGTATCTTCACCTTGGTCTAAAATGTCTTCTCTAACAGTTGATGTTATACTAGATGTATCTTCATCTATGATATTTAATTCGTGTACATCTATTTCTGTGTGTAAACGATTAATAAACTTATCAAATTTTTCTTCATTGTTTTTATTTAATACAAATAGTTTTACAAATGATTTATCATATACTGATATATCTTCTTCGGCATAATTTGTTTTCTTATCATCATAATATATCTTCTTAAATATTGTAAGAGGATTAGGCACTCTGGTTAATTCTCTTGTTTCAGTATCGAACACATGAAACCCTTTAGGACAGTCATAATCATTCCAAGTTATTTGATATTGTGTGCCAAGATAATAAATTTGACCATCATCTGATTTTTTATGAAAGTGGCCTGATATAACTTTTTCAAATCTTTTAAATAATTGTTTTTCTAAACCGTGGTCATTGTAATGACCTTTATGCATTTGAAATCCTTTGACTTCTAAATGCCCCATACAAATTTGTGATTGTGATTGAGATATTGTCTTAATAGATTCATCATAGATATCATCACATATCCACGGCACTAATAATATAGGCAGTCTACCAAATGTAACTGTTGTAGGTTTTTCGTATATCCAAGGTTCAAATTTACCATCGAATGTGGTAATCAATTGTTGTAATGCATTAACTGAATTTGTGTTCTTATAATAGGTGTCATGGTTACCCAATATAACATGAGTATCTATTCTCATATCATAAAGTCTTTTCCAAAACTTATCTTGAAAGTTATGTGCGATTTTGTAATTGATAAATTTTCTTCTATCAACCACATCACCTAAATGAATTAGGTGTTTAATATTGTTTTCCTTTAGATAAGGAAAAAACAATTCATCATAAAATCTGTTTTGATAGTCCATAAAATGAGGACTATCGTTACGACACCCAAAATGAGTATCGTTCAATAAAGCTATTTTCATATTGTTATTCTATAAATTTATCAAGTTTGCCTTTCCTTTTTCTTGTTGTTTTCTTTTTAACAACAGGAACATCTTTAGGGTCGGCATTCCTTTGTAGAAATTCAGAAAATTGATTTCTAAATTGTCTATCTTCACCATCATTCAAAGTCATATCATCATAGTTTCCTTCCATGATTAATCTATTCTTAATTGTAGTTTGTTTTTTTTCTTTCTGTATTCTTCGTATAAAGGCGTAATATATTATTTGTGTAAAGTATGCGAATGGATTATTTGATTTTTCAGGATTGAAATTATCAAGATATTGTAAACAGTTTTCTATACCATCAGAAATCATATCATCTCTAAATGTATAGTTAATAAAGTTTGGTCTGTAAGATAGATGATTTGCAATCTTTAAAAAGCACTCACCTATATAGTTTGTTACAGGTGGTTTTTCTTCACCTGAATTTTCAGATTCAATACAAGCATTTCTATACTCCGTCATTGCGGCTAGAAACTCTTTATTGTTTACATAATGTTCTTTCTTTTTTTCACTTTTCATGTTTTACATTATACTCCATAATACAGTAAATGTCAATGCTGGTTAGTATTTTTTCGTTTTTCGTTTGCCTGTTTTTTTATAATACCAATCACGCTTGACATTCTTTGCCATTTGTGTTATTTTAGCTGTGTTATTCAGCGCCGGTTAGAGTAGCTAGTGTTTAGTAGTACCATCAAGGTCTTCAAAGATTTCATTTAACTTTTCAGATATACTATCATCTAATTGTTCTCTATCATATCTATCTTGTTTGTGTTCAGTCATGGTCGCCTTATCATACCCATTAGATACATTTTTATATGAGTTAGTCATAGCCTTACCAGCAGATGTGATAGTCATTATCTTGTCTTTAGGTATAGAAATAATAGAATCATCTGAATATGAAGTCCATTTAATAAGAGCAACATAATCTTTAAGACCCATTTCTTCCATAGCAGGTATGTATTTTATTTGTAAAGGTTTATCAATTTTAACAAGCGGCGATTTCTCATCTAACAGTTCTTGTGGTATCGTACAAACGATATCATCTCCATTAACTAATTTTATTATTTTAATACTTTCCATGAAACTCTCCTTTATAACTCGACATTGTGAATGTCATAGTCAAATCCTTCTTCGTTGTATATATTTATTCGTTCTCTAAAGTGTGATAATGTATAGTTTTCTTCTTCTTGATATGATAGGTCATCAGATATATCATATAAATGTGCCATTGATTTATTGTCTTTTAATCTAAGACCACGACCAATAGACTGTAAGTTTCTAATTCTAGATTTACTTGGACTACTGAATACTATATTGTGTAGATTACGAATATTTATACCTGTACTAAATGTGCCATAACTTGCAATAATTATCGCATTATCAGACTTTTCTGTCAAGGCTCTAATCTTCTCTCTTTCTTCTGCCTCAACACCACCATAAACAAAAAATACTTGTTTGTCTTTATTTTTTTCTTCTATTAGTTGTTTTAATATCATACCATGTTTTTCTACATATTGAAACAGGCAAAGTGAATTTCCTTTTAAACCTAAACATAGATTTCTAATATAGTTATTTCTTTTAGTATTAGATACGAGGAAGTCCATTTCCTCTTGATATGTCTTACCTCTAAGAAAGTCTATTGACATCTTTTCATGTTTTAAAACTAAACAATGTATTTTCAGTTGTGCTAGATGTTCTTTTTCTTGAAGTTCTGTGGTTGATACTATCTTATTCACGGCACCAAATAAACCCTCTAAAACAAGTTTGTGTGTCTTACTATCATCAAGTGTGCCTGTAAGACCAATACGATACTTACAGTTTTCTAATCTTGCCATAATTTTAGTTAAAGAAACTGCCTTAAACAAGTGAGCTTCATCACCGACAACCATACCAAACTGTTTAAACCATTTCTTATCTTGTTTATAGATTGATTGCCATGTGCTGATATATACTCTTTTATTACTTTCTTTTTCATGCCCTTGATATATTCTATGGACATTCTTTAAACTATCATAACCATAGTCTTTAAAATCTTTATATAATTGTTCTACTAGAGAAGTAGTCGGCACTACTATAAGAATCTTATTGTTTTCTTCTTCTTTTAGTCTTATCAGATTAAAACGAATCATCAGATAAATTATTAGAGATTTTCCCGAGGCTGTCGGAGATAACATTAAACACCTCGATTTCACCATAGAGTAAATAAACGCCGATTTTTGGTAATCTCTTACTTCAAAAGGTATGTTTAATTTCTTGATAAAACTATCTACTAGTTCAGTATCTACACTGGCATCCTTTATGTCTGTTCTGTCCACTACTTCAACATCATTCTCTTGACACCAGTTAAGTAAGTATGGATATAGACCTGTATAGATTTGACCATTAGTGTAAGAAAATAACCTGATTTTACCATCCCACCTTCTATTTCTAACAGAAGGCATAAACTTAGCACCAGGCACTTCAAAGGTAAAATGTGAACCTAAATCTCTACGAACATCTTCATCAGCGTCTACTACTAAGTGTACATCATCTTTCTTTGTGAGTATCAGATTTCTCATACCCATGGTTTTCCTAGTACCCAACCGACTAATGATTTTCGTATACCTTTAGTTACAGGTGTTACTCTATGCCATAAAAATGAAGGAAAGAATATAATATCACCAACATTCAAATTAGTAAAATTATGTAATATATCTTCATTCTTTGGATTGCAATTTGCACATTCTAACATACCACCTTCATAATCATTGTTTAGTATAACAGAAAAAGAGATTTTTCTAATTAGACCATCATCATAAGGTTTACTGTGTGAATCTATATGCCATTTGTAGTGGTCATCTACATTATATACTGAATATTGCATTGGTTCTATTTTTTTTATCTGAAACTTCCAACCTGCTTTCAAGTTTATCTGAATAGTTTTACTGATAAGAAGTTTATGTAATTGTTTGTCATTTATCCAAGATACT